ACTAGTAATAGTAAAGAAACCAGAAGAACTTAATAAATAATCATTAGGTAATGTGTAAGTTGGGGCACTTCTAATTCTAAAAGAGCTACCAATAGTCATATTTTCTCCTAAAGAAGATGATGGTTGAAAAGTACTGCCGTCATCTACTAAAGCAGCTTTAAAGGTTCTATTATGTCCTACAGAAGCAGTTAATGCTCTTACTGTTTTATATGCTACTGTAAAAGAATCGTCATTATTTAATAAAGGTATATCTATAAAGGATACATTAGTTCCTATTCCCCCCAATAAATGATCTAAAGTTGATTCTGAAGAGGAAACAATTCTATCTGTGGGAAGTTTTGAACCTGAATAATATCTTAATATTAATTTAGTATCGTTTTGAAGGTTTTCTTTATTTGAACTACCACTAGTAATAGTAATAGTAGCATTAGCGTTTACAGAGGTTAATTTTGTTAATCTATTATTAAAATTAGCAGAACATGTTATTGCAATTATTTGATTTGATGAAGCAGATATAGCTGTTGATGAGTCAGCTATAGCTCCAGATCTAAATAGATAAGCACTACCTGATATTACTTGATATTTATCGTATTTTAACCCGTAATCAATGGCCATATTAGGGGGTTATTATAATATTACAAAATTTAAAATAGCTGTGCCTGAAAACTCACTAGTTGATAAATTACTTATTTTAAAATTAAAAGCACCATTACTTATTTTATAGGCTCTTACTGTTAGCTCTGCATCTTGTACCGATGCTAATACTATAGAATTAACTTTACATGAACTATTGTTTACAGTAAATTCTACTGATTTTGATTCTACACCAGTATCACCTATACCACTAATTGCAGGAATACCTGCTATTTGTATAGTAGAATTAAAAGTATTAAATGTTAGAGGAGTTCCTTCTTCATAAGTAACACTTGTTGCTGTTGTTTTTGATAACGTAACTGAATCAAAAGTAACAGCAGAAGTTGTTGTAACATTTTGATTCATATCGTACAATTCATTAGCACCTTGTCCTGTGTTAACTGTAGTAAATACAACTGCATCTGTAGTTCTAACATTTTGATCCATTAAATGAACTTCAGTAGCTCCTTGACCTGTATTTATAGTAGTAAATGTTCCTGTTCCTGTAGATGTAATTCCTGTTGTAGTTACAGCTCCTATAATACCTCCAGTTGCAGTAATAGTTCCACTTGCTGTTATATTACCTCCTAATAAATTTATTTCTGATCCCCCTACTATTAAACCTGAACAAGAAATATGCCCACTTGCACTAATAATACTTGCTGTTACTGATGATTGAAATGTTGTTTGATCTCTAACTGTTATAAGACTACTAGTACTTGATATATGACTAAATGAACCTGATAATCCTGCTATTTTTCCACCTGCACTTATATCACCTGATGAGCTTATTGCGCTTGCACTTACATATCCTACAGCTTGTATATTTCCTGAAGATGATATATAAGTAGAGGCATCTAATTTAGAAGCACTTATTGTTCCTGTTATTATTTGGGTTCCTGTTTCAGATAAATTTAAATTAGAATCTATAAGATCTCCATATTGTGATTGATTTGGTACATCTCCTGTTTCGAAATATCCTTTTAATGTTGTTCTATTTTGTTTTGCCATTTTATGCTATTTGATTTGATTCTCCTAATATTTGGTAACCTACTCCGGTTCCTATTTGATTTATGTTTGTTGTTACAGGTGCTCCCCTAACTTGTTCTCTTGTTAATGGTTGTCCTGTTGGTTCTACTATAAGTTCATTATTAAATACTACTCTAGATTTACTAAAGAATTTTTGTGGTTTTTTAACTAAATCTTTATTTAAACTATCTGGTATTAAATATCCTTGAATAGTTAAACTAAAATTAGTTTTAACAACTCTATTTTCTCCTTGTGCAACTTCTGTTGTATTACTATAAGTATCTATTCTTGCATTAAATTTAAATTTTTCTTTATCCCCCCAATATGAATCTGATGAATAATTTATCATTTCAATTAATTTATTCATTTGAGCTATATAATCTGTCCATATAATACAAGAATATTGTAGAGTGACATAATCAGGAATTACAACAGTATGGAATTCTTTTTGAGGAATTATATTTTGTAATACATTAAAGTTATCATATTGGTTTCTTTTGCTATATTTTTCTTGAAAAGTATAATATAATTGAGGATTATTAGCGTCTAATTTATTACCTAAATCTCTTCTTTTTTCAACACTATCTCTTTTAAACATTATGATAGGTGTTTGAAGTTTACCTTCTTTATCTCTAAAATATCCATCTTTTTGAACTCCTTTCCATCTTTCAGGAGAACCATATATTATGGGTACATTTGTTCTATTTCCATTTATTATAACAGATGGTTTAATAACATTATTAAAATAATACATTATTGCTTCATCATGGTCTTGTAAACCAATTGAAACATCTTGTACATTATCATCTTTACGAGTTGTTATTCTACCCTTATTTATACTTGATCTATTATCTGGATTAGGAAATCCTTTAACAGGAAATCCTTCAGCAAATCCTGAAGAAAGATTATCTCTTAAACGATCATATCCACTTGATGGAATTGGTCTTCTGGGGTCTATTCTTTTTCTGTCTGCCATTTTATAATTTTCCTATTTCATTTGCCTTCCCACCATCTAATTTAGTAGTAGTTGGATATTTTCCTTCTCTAAGAGGTATTAAATTTAATTTTTCTACTCTTGAAATATGAGCATTAATTAAAATTGAAAAACTGTCACCATGATCTGTTGTTTCGGTTGATATGGCATAATCAGGATCTCTACCCATTATAAGTTGATTTTCTATTTTTCCGTCTACTTCATAAAAATTATTTCTAAAAAGTAATATATCTCCTATATCAGGTGTTAAATTTATATTTTTTAATTCGTTTTTTAAAAATTTAAAACCAACGCTTTGATTCATGTCAGAGCCAAAGTCATCAGACGACCATGATTGATCTAGTCTATCGATTAAACACGCGATTTTCACGGGTTCATAGTAATTTTTACCCATAGCTTCACCATAAACGTTTGCTATTGTTTGTTCTAAAGCAAATTTATAATAAGCAACTTCTGTTTGTATAATATCTTTTAAAAGTTCATTATTTATTGTGTGGAACAAATTTATGTCTCTATTTTTTCCAAATAATGCCATTATAATCTTCTTAAAGTTTCTGGTTTATATTTAAAGGATTTAACACCTGGTACTCTTAAATCTGTTTTTGACATATCAGATGTTTCTATATCTTGTTTTATTTGTTCTAGATCTTTATTAGCATCTCCTCTTGTTATAAATTTAATTGACACTAAAGTATATTCTACATTTCCTCTTTGTACATAATCTTCAGGAGTAATGTTTCTTACAATAGTTATTTTTCTTATAGCTCTAATTTGATCTAATACATCTGTAATATTAAAACTATTATTTGTTAACATATAAGCCTCTACTTGATATGTGTTAAGTATCTCTGATAGTATGTTAGTTAATTTAATCATTAGCCTATATAAATAAACATTGGATCATTAGCTGCTCCTGCTCTTTTATTATCTTTTTCTTTAGTTTCTCTTTCTAATACTTTTTCTTTACTAGTTGCTTCTAAATCAGTTCTTAATTTTTCTACTAAATCTGCTTTTTCAGCTACTGCTTCTGATAATAATCTAGAATGATCTAATGTTGTTTCTGCTCCTGGAATAGGTACTGTTTGGTATTTACCTCTAACACTTCCTAACATTTCTTTAGCTAAAGCTAATGTATATTTTCTAATCCATTGTTTACCTGGTTCATTTATAAAAGAATAAACAGGTGCCTTATAAGGAGCATTAGATAAATCTGTTATTAGATCTGTTGGTTTTGAATTTCCATCATTATCTATATCTTGAGAAAGAGAATTTCCTGTAAGTGGGTCATATGAATTTTTGTAATCGTACCAAAGTTTATAGTTAGAAGTAGGTATAGGCCATATTTTTAAATATCTTCCATTTTCTAATTCAAAGTGGTATCCTGATTTTCTAATTTGATCATTAAATTCAATTGCTTGTAATTTTAAAACATCAAAATATAGAGGCATCAACATAAAATTTACACCTGGTGAATAATTACCAAACCCAAATGATTGCATTAATGATTGAATCCCCGTTCCTGTACCCGCATATGGATCAAAATATCTATTAATTGCTGCTGGGGCTTCATGATAAATTTTTGTTATAGTAATACTACCTGATGTAGCTACAAAATTACCATCATCATCCACTAAAGTAGATACTGTAGAATTTGAAGTAGCAGGATCATACATATCATACCATTGTTGGCCTTGTAATATATCTATAGATCCTGAAAATGTTCTACCACGAACACCAGAACCTCCTGCATTATCCATTCCTCCAACACTTCCCACACCATAAGGTGTAGCTCCATAATTTGAATCTACTACTATATTATTTAAGGCAGATCCTGTTGAAGTAGCTACTAAAGAACCAAAATTATATATTATTGTAGCATTATATACTTGGGCTCCATATTCATTTACTGCTTCTTCAAAACATGAATAAAGATTTATATCTTGTAATTCAATATCTACTAAAGGATACCCTAATCTTTGAACACACCAATGTGCTACTTTATCAGAATCTTCTCTAAAAGCTTCATCATAATCATAAAAACCAAAGGGTGTAGGATCAGATACTAATCCAAAAGATGAAGATCCAGGCCAAATTGCAATTTCTGCCATTTTAATTTAATTTAGTTGTTCTCATATAAATATGAAAAAACTATAGAAAAGGTTACATTCCGTTTAATAATTCAAATACTTCATCTATTGCTATATGGCGATGATTATCTAATAATACTCTTTTATAAACATACTGAGAATCATTAATTTTGGGTAAGTCAACTATTGCTGAATAATTTTTATCTTTTAAATCAATTTGTTGACTATCTCCACAAAATATCATTGTTGAATTTTTTCCTAATCTACCTAATGCCATTCTAAATTGAGAACGAGTTAAATTTTGAAATTCATCAACTATTACAACTGCATTTTCAAATGTTCTACCTCTAAAATGTGCTAATGAACATAATTCAATTGATTCATCTTTTTCCATTTTTTCTAAAATAAGTGGTTTATTGTAAATTTTACGCATATTAGATTTAATGGGTACAATCCATGGTTCCATTTTTTCTTTTTCTGAACCCGGTAGAAAACCATTGTCTTCAGTTGACACTGTAGGTCT